AGCGTGTAGGTATTTTAACGAGTTATGAACTTTGGGCATGCGGGTTGCCCCCAGGCAAGCTTCATGCCGGCGCCAAGGTGGCCGAAGGGCAACCGGCATGCCAGGCAGAGCGAGGACAACGACTGATGGGACTCCGAGGACCGCCGAAAACACCGACCGTCATTCTGAAGAACCGCGGCTCCTGGCGCGCGAAGACGCGGCCGGGCGAGCCGAAGGCGCCGGCCGCGAAGAACCTGAGCTGTCCGAACTGGGTTCGCAAGGACGCCGGGAAGTTCTGGAAGGAAATCGTCCCGCACCTCGAGGAGATTCCCGGGCTGCTGGCCAAGGTCGACCGTATGGCGCTCGGGATGCTCTGCGACGCGCTGGCGCTGTACGTCCGGGCGTCGAAGGACCTGGAGAAGCACGGCATCACGCTCGACGGTCACGCCAACCCGGCGGGGCTCGTCCAGCAACGCGCCTGGCAGCGGTTCGCCCGGCTCGTCAAGGAGTTCGGTTTGTCGCCGGCATCGCGTGCCGGGCTCAGCGTCGCCGAGGCCGAAGGAACGAATGGGAGCGACGCGTCAAGATTCTTCAGCGCCGGCTGAGCTCGAGGAGGCCATCCGGCTGCTCCCGGGGTACGACCCGTATGCCGAGACGGGCGGCGCCGAGTTCGTCCCCGAGAAGGCGCTTCACGCCATCGAGTTCTTCCAGCGTTTCCTGACTCACGTCAAAGGTCCGCTCGGGGGGCAGCGGCTGATACTCGAGCCGTGGCAGATGGCGATCATCGGGAATCTGTTCGGCTGGATCAGGCCGGACGGAACGCGTCGATACCGTGAGGGCCTGGTGTATGTTCCCCGCGGCAACGGCAAGACGACACTGTCGGCGGGCATCCCGCTCTACGTCCTCTTCTGTGAGGACGAGCGAGGGAAGGAAATCTATGCATCTGCGGCCGACCGCGAGCAGGCGACAATCCTCTTTCACGTCGCGCGTGACATGGTCCTCGCCGAACCCGAGCTGAAGAAGCGCTCGAAGGTGCTGCAGAAGTCCATCACGCGCGAGAACGAGGGGTCGTTCTTCCGCGCCATCAGCTCGGACGCGAACACGAAGCACGGGTTCAACGCGTCGTGCGTCGTCATCGACGAACTGCACGCGCAGCCCGACCGCGACCTGGTCGACGTGCTCGAGACATCGATGGGGAAGCGGCCGCAGCCGATCCTTCTCTCGCTCACGACGGCGGACTTCGACCGTCCGATCGAGGAATCAATCTGCAACGAGAAGCACAAATATGCGAGCGACGTCCGCGACGGTCTCATCAGCGACCCGGCGTTTCTCCCGGCGATCTACGAGGCGACGGCGGATGACGACTGGAAGGACCCGGCTGTCCATCTGAAGGCGAATCCGAACTACGGCGTCAGCGTCGTCGTCGACGACTTCGAGCGGAAGTTCAAGAAGGCGCTCTCGCAGCCGTCATTCGAGAACACCTTCCGGCGTCTCCACCTCGACCAGAAGACCGGGCAGGATGTCCGCTGGCTCTCGCTCACGGAGTGGGACGCATGCGGCGGCGCGCTCGAGCGGGATAGCCTCCGCGGCCGGCCGTGCTCCGCCGGCTTCGACCTGGCGTCGACGTCCGACATCGCGGCCTTCGTGCTCTACTTCCCCGAGGACGGCGGGGCGGTGCTCCCCTTCTTCTGGGTGCCGCGCGAGAACGCCGAGGATCGCGAGCGGAAGTCCCGCCATGCCACCTATGTCTCCTGGTCGCGCCGCGGACTCATCGAGCTCACGCCGGGCAACGTCATCGACCACGACTTCATCCTTGGCCGGATCGCCGAACTGGCTCGGATCTACCGGATCCGTCATGTCGGCGTCGACCCGTGGAACGCGCGTGGCCACGTCATGACAACGCTCGGGAGCCACGGCCTCCGCGTCCTTGAGTTTCAGCAGAGCTTTCCTGTGCTCTCGGCGCCGACGAAGAAGCTCGAGGTCATGGTGCTCTCGCGGCGGCTGAGGCACGGCGGGAACGAGATTCTCCGCTGGATGGCGTCCAACATGGCCGTCGAGGAGGACTTCGCGGGTAACGTCAAACCGTCGAAGAAGAAGTCGACCGAGAAGATTGACGGTATCGTGGCGCTGATCATGGCAATCGCGGTTGCCGAGCTCGAAGAGGGAACCGGACACCCTTACAACACGAGAGGTTTTTACTCGATTTGAAGGCGCAAGTGATAGAAAGAGAGCTCGAAGTCCGGCGGCTGACGCGCGCCGCGTTCAGGCGCGCCGCGCGACAAGCGGTCTACGTCATGGCGATCGCCAGCGCCACCGCCGGGGCGACCTTAGCCTGGAACGGGCTGACGATCGCGGGGGTTCTTGTCTGGCTCGACCTTTTCACCGCGGATACAATCCGACTCGCTGTGAAGGAGGTGGCTCGTAATCGGCTGCTCCGTCCCGGCGCGATCCGGAGGTAAGGTGCTCGACGCGCTCTTCATGGCTCAGGAGGACTTCTCGATCACGGATCTCCGTGACGAGAGGCTCTGGAGCGAGTTCGGGTTTCTGACGACAGAGACCGCGAGCGGCATCCTCGTCAACCCGGAGAACGCGCTGGCGCTCGCCGCGTACTACGACGGCATCCGCATCATCAGCGAGGACGTGGCCAAGCTGCCGTTCCCCGTATACCGGCGCCTCGAGCCGCGCGGGAAGGAGCGGGACCGGGAGCATCCCGTCCACCGTGTTCTCAACGACTCGCCGAACCGCAACATGAGCGCCATGTCGTTTCGAGAGACCATGACGGCGAACGCCATCGGATGGGGCGGCGGTTTCGCCGTCATCCGCCGGAACGGAATCGGCCAGCCGCTCGAGCTGCGGCCGATTCACCCGAGCAGAGTGCGCGTCGAGCTATCGAAGGAGGGTCGGCTCTTCTACGTCGTTGGAAACGACGACGGGACTCAATCGACGCTCAATCAGTCGCAGGTCTTTCACCTTCACGGGCTTTCACCCGACGGAATGAACGGCTACTCCGTGGCGCGGATCGGCGCCGAGTCCATCGGGCGAGGACTCTCCGCGGCGGCGTTCTCGGCCAGCTTCTTCCGGTCCGGGTCATCGCCGAAGATCGCGCTCAAGACGCAGCAGATTTTCGAGAGCGAGGAGGCGCTTGAGAGGCTCAGGCATCAGTGGCAGTCCAGGTATTCCGGCGCCGAAGGATGGCATCGGCCGATCGTTCTCGAGGCGGGATTCGAGATTGAGAAAATCTCCATCCCGCCCGAGGACGCGCAGCTCATCCAGACGGAAGAGTTTACAGTCCTTGACATCGCGCGATGGCTGCGAGTCGCGCCGCATAAACTCGCGGCGCTGGAAAGAAGCACGCACTCGAACATCGAAGAGCAGAACATCGACCACGTCATCGACACGCTGATGCCGTGGGCACGGCGATGGGAGAGCGAGGTCAAGCGGAAGCTCCTCGTCGATGAACCGGACTTCTTCGCCGAGCATCTCTTCGCCGCGCTGCTGCGCGGGAATTCAGAGCAGCGCGGGAACTTCATGCGCGAGCTGTTCAATATCGGCGCGCTTTCGCAGAACGACGTACGCGAGCTCGAGAACATGAATCCCATCGAAGGCGGCGACACTTACTACGTGAACTCGGCGCTCATCCGCTCGCAGGATGCCGCGGCCGGCGTTCGGAGCGAAGACGCCGCCGCGGGCCGTATTGACGGGAACGACAACCGGCCGCGCCAGTCGGTTGACATGGCGAAGCCTCTCAATCTCTTGGCTGAGCCGCTTACCCGTTGTGCGCGGGAAGGCGCGCACATCCTGCTCACGGCGACTCTCGAGCGCTCGCAGGCGAAGGAGCGGCGGGCAGTCTCGCGGCTGATCGAGCGCCACAAGGACGAGCGGCTCAGCTACGAGCTGAAAAACTTCTACGCGGCGCATGCGAAGCTCATGAGCGATGCCTTCGCGCTTTCGGTGCGCGGAATCACAGCCATGACCGGGGCCGGCTGCGCGATAGAGGCGGTCGAGGCTCACGTCGCGCGGTACGTCGAAGCCGTGCTCGGCTCTGGCGCGAAGGCGCTCACAACGATGGACACAGCCGGCTCAGAGCTCGTCGAGAAGCTCGCGGCCGAAACGGGAGGCACCGAATGAGGGACTGTAGACTCGAGCACCTCGGCATCTGGCTCGTCGAAGACCACTGGTTTTCTTCCGCGGTAAACGCGGTCAAGGCCGGCGTGCTGCGGCCGGAGATGCAGGCTGATAGCGATTCGGACGATGAAGGCGGCGTCATCCGCGGGCCTGCCGGGATGGCCATCGTTGACATCCGCGGTCACATGACGAAGGGGCGCAGCTCCTTCGGCGGGACGAGCACCGTGGCGCTGCGCCGTAGCGTCAGGGCTCTCGCGGCCGACGATTCGGTGAGCGGCATCATGCTCCGGATAGATTCCCCGGGCGGGACCGCCGACGGGACGTTCGAGCTCGCCGAGGACGTCCGCGAGGCCGCCGCGGCGAAGCCGGTCCGTTCCCACATCGATGACCTCGGAGCATCGGCGGCGTACTACGTCGCGAGCCAGACGAGCCGCATCACGGCGAACGCGCCGGGAGAGGTCGGCTCGATCGGCGCCGTCGCCGTACTCGTCGATTCGTCGGCTGCCCTTGAGAGGGACGGCATCAAGGTCCACGTGATTTCGACCGGTCCCGACAAGGGCGCCGGCGCGCCTGGGGCGCAGATCACCGAAGACCAGCTCGCGATGTTTCAGGAGCGAGTCCACGACATCAACGCCTTCTTCCTCGAGGCGGTCGGGCGCGGGCGTCGCCTCGGCGGGGCGGAGCTCGCACGGGTCTCGAGCGGCCGCGTCTGGGTCGCCGAGAAGGCGCTACGGCTCGGCCTCATCGACCAGGTGATGAGCTGGGACGAGGCCGTCGGCGACTTCGCCCGCGAGCTCGAGCGACGGCCGGCAGGGGTGGGTGACCGCTCGAGGACGCTCGCGCTCGCTGAGCTCGAGTGCGAGCTCGGCAGGAGGTGACGTCATGGGCGTCTTCCTTCACGATGCACTGAAGTTCTACTACAAATGCGACGAGGCTTCCGGGCAACGCAACGACTCGGGGCCGAACGGGCTCCACGTCCCGCAGATCGGCACCGTCAACTCGGTGCCCGGGGCGCTGGGGGTCGGGGTCGGCGGCACCGGGAACACCGCCAACTACCTCGAGGCTGCGCACAACGACCTTTTTCGTGTCCCGGGCGCCTTCACTCTCAGCTACTGGACGTTGATCCCGGCAGGCACGCTCACGTCGAATCACCCTGCGATCGGGCATTTCAACACCACGGCGCCGAACGCGCAGGCATCGTGGCTCGGATACATGCGGAACGCGGAGGACCGCCACACGTTCGAGGTCAGCGCCGACGGTATCGCGGCGAACGTCGTGCGGGTCCAGTGGGGCTCTGCGCCAGTCGTCGACACCTGGCAGCACGTCGTCTGCGTCTTCGACCCGGTGGCTGGGCTCATCAAAATCTCAGTTGACCGTGGGGCGTTTGTGACCGCGGCGTTCGCCGGTCCGATCTTCGCGGCGACGGCGCCGCTCGGGATCACCTCGATGCGGGTCTCAGCGCACATCGTCGGTCTCGGCGATGTCGACGAGATCGGCGGCTGGGACAGGGAGCTCAACACCGAAGAGCTCGATTACCTCTTCGGCGGCGGAACCCCGCCCGCGTTCAGCATGTTCATGAACTTGTCGGTTGGGGGCGGATACTACCAGTATTATTGAGGCACACGGGAAATGGAGCGAATCTTCAAGCCGGCCGCAGTCGGCATTGACGGCGTCGACCTGAAGGCGGCAGAGACCTACACCGGCTCGATTCTTCCGGTGAAGAACGAGTTCGTCTTCACCGCTGTCATCGACGTCTCGAACGTCGGCGGCGGCGCCACCGGTCTCTTCGACCTCGTCTGCGATGTGCTCGATGGCGGCGGAAACGTCATCTTCACCCGCAGCCTCGGGACGGGAATCTCGTCGAAGACGGCCACGACGCCGGCGAC